CTCATAACCCGAAGGTCGGCGGTTCAAATCCGTCCTCCGCAACCAAATACCGATTATATCGGCACTCCGAACCACTTTTTAAAACGCTTAAATTAATCTGAAATTGAATTTAGTAAAATTTCGATAGTTTCTTGAGATTTTTTGATGTTTGCAGTAATGTATTTTTGAGTTGTAATTATATTTGTATGCCCTAATGTAAATGATACTTGTTCGATAGGAATTTTAAGATAATTAATTGAGTATGTGCCTATTAAATGCCTAATATCATGTAATCTTATCTTTGGCAAATTATTTCTTTTAAGAAGTGAAGCCCAGCTTTTGCGCAAATCTTTAAATTTATCATCTGTTATAGGATTAATAAAGACATAATCATTTAGACGTTTTTGCTCTTTGGCTACTATATATCTTTTATAAAGCCTAGAGTATAGCTCATCGCTCATCTTATAGATCATATCTCTTTTTGCCTTATTAATCTTAAAAGGGATAGTATAAGTCCTTGTTTTAAAGTTTATATCGCTAAATTTAAGGCTTAATACTTCATTTTTACGCCTGCCGTGAAGTAAGAAAAAAAATATATCAGAGTTATCATCAGTGTTTTCGCAAATAGCTTTTATAAAGCGTTTTTGAATAGCTATCGAATAATCAAAATATCTTTTATTGTCAAATTTTGGAAGCTCTATAAAATCGCAAGGATTTTTACTTATTAGCTCCAGTTTGATGCCTAGTTTAAAAATAACTTTTAGCTTTGCAACGATATTTTTAATTGTCTTAATCTTGTATTCTTGCTTTATTAGATCATTGCAAAACTTTTGAATATCAATAAAATTTATCTCTCTTATATCCCTTAAACCAAGTGAGTTTTTAAAATGCTTGTTGTAAGTAGCTATATCACTTCTAAAAGTAGAAGGACTTAAAATAAGCTCGTAATAGCTAATATAATTATCAAAAAGCTCATTTAATATCATCAAAAAGACCTTTATCAAATGCGCAGCCTAAAACGTATTTACCCAAATTACTATCAACTTGATTTTTAATAACTTGTCTTTTATTTTTTATATTTTTAAACAACCTTAAATCAAAATCAGTAAAATCAGAAATAACAATGTCTTTAATTAATTTAGTTGATTTTTTAAAATATTTTTCAGGAATATAAAAATTCGACCAAAAATAATGCCGACCTAGCTTAACATTTGGTTTTACAAGTGGCTCATAAAAAGGCACTACATTTTCAACTACAAAAGGCTTTTTACAAAAAAATTTCAGATAAACAATTAGTTCATAAAGTCTAAAATCAGGTAAAATTTTTGTTCGATCATTGCGAATATTATTTGCTATATTTAACCTACTATGAGTTTGGCAAGGCGGAGACGCCCATATAAAATCAAAATCTAAATAGTTTTTAGCAGCATAATCCCAAGCATCACCCACTATTAAATCGTCGTTTGGAAAACGCTTTGAATAAGCCTTTGCTATTTCAGGATCAAACTCAACGGCTGTTACTTTAACGCCAGGCAAAACATCATCCCATAAAAGCCTATTCCCACCAATGCCAGCAAACAAATTTAAAATTTTCATTTTTTATCCTTTTTTAAAACTCATTACAAATCAAAAATCTATCTACAAAGCTATCAATATCAGGAGCATTAAGATTGTGCTTTTCGTGATAGTGTGTAAAGTTGTCTAATTCTCTATCGAGCATTAAATTTTCAACATAAGCCAAATGTTGAACATTTACATCACCGCCCAAGCTTTGATAATAATTAACTAGCTCGTAATCTCGCATTTTACTTACTGGCTTAACTTTCTTTTCAGTTTTAAAAAGCTCGTCACAAATTTTTAAAATTTGCCTTTGTTTTAGAGTATTGCCAAAGCTCTTTATATCATCGCTTGCATCTTCATCGACTTTATTACTTACCTTAAGCCTATCGTAAAAATTCATTAGCCTACCGCTTATATAATGCTCCAATCTACCATTCATATAAATGATCTCTTCTTTATTGAAAGGTAAATTTATATAAATGTAATCATCTTTTTTATTCCACTCAATTAATGCCCTAGGATCATTTGTAAGGTCATTTAAGTGGTAAAAATCTTGCATTGAGCTAATAAAATTAATCTTTCTATACACCCACAAAGGCACTTTAGTGCGTGAGCTTAAGAAACGCCTAACCTTATGCTTTACATACCAAGCAGAAAGCTCATCAAAATCCTGCGTTTCTTTTAAATTTATGAAAGTCTTTTGAATGTATTTCATTACATAGCCACTAGGATTATTAATTGAAGTTTGAAAGCCGTTAAGCTCGCCGTTTTTCTCTTGCTCGCTTGTAATGGCATCTGTTTTTAAATTTTGTGGAGCATAAAAAATATTTGTATAAATTCTTTTCATAAAATCGAGCGTATAAGCTGGGACGTAAAATAAAGCGTGGATATGTGGCACGCCGTCTTTTTTATGTGGCTCAAAGCATCTTATATAACTTCGATCTATTCTTTTAAACTTATCAGAATATCGCATAATAAATAAATTCCATTGATGATTAAGAACAGCCACCAAATCGGAAATAGTCAAACAAGCTAAATTTTTAGCCTTGTATTTAACTTCATCAGGTAAATATTTATAATCAATAGGCTTAAATTTAGAGTAGTCGCCATTTAACGCACCCCTAAAACAACCATTAAGAGTAATTGTTAAAAACACTGGTACTTGAAAATTATCAATAGCAAATGAGCTAAACACATTAACGCGGTTAGAAACTTCAGCGTAATATTTAGGGCTAAAGTTTGCTGACATTGAAATATCAAGCAAATTTTTAACCTGTCCTAAACTATTGACAAAAGAAAAAGAGCGCATATACTCCCTTTGACTATCAAGCTTCTCTTGACAAAGCTCTACATCAAAGGGTGAAACACCGTATAAATTCCTTGCTCGCATAGTCGCTTCCTTAAAACTAAGAGTTTTTTATTAATTTGACAAGAGCCACCATTTGGCGGACTTCGTCCGCACAAATGGTTGGCTTTTTGGCTACGCCAAAACACACTTAGGCGAAAGGGGGCTTTTATGGCCCAGCTGGCTCGTTTGTTGCACGGCTCGAAAAGGCTGGACAAACTAAAAAGCTTACTACTCGCCTTTTGTAGGGGATATCCCCTACACCCCTTAAACTTATAAAATTTGAATTGTGAGAGTTAAAACAGAGTTTATTTCGCTGTCTTGCTCTACTGAAAAAAGATACTTAAGAAGCCAAATATCTTTTAAAACTGGCACGCCATTACGTTGCTTAGCAGTGGTCTTTTTGTTAATGCCACTAAGAACCAAGACGTCGCCACGCTTTAAAGAATAAGAACTTTTAAGCTCTTTCTTTGAAACAATGGGCGTTAAAGATGAACTTTGAGAAAGGATATCTTCAAGGATTAAATGTAAGTCGAAATCGATATGATCAGATAAAATTATAGGCTTTAAGTTGATTTTTAAACCAATGTCTTTGTACTCATAGCTATCGGTCTTTTGGTAATTTACGTTTGAAATATCAGTTTTTGAAACAAGATAGGGGATATTTTGAACAGAACTAAAATAAACTTCTGTGTGATTTTTTGCCGTCAAGACTGGCGAAGAGATGATTTTTGTAATGCCATTTGTATCAAGAAAATTTAATATGCCAAAAAATGCACTATCATCATTTTTAATTACATTTGAATTTGTAATGTAAGGGGAAGTAATTAAATTTATGTAATAGGCTAAATCGCCGTGATTGAGTGGCTTAAGTAAGCCTTGTAAATTTGTGCCTAAATCTTTTATATCTTTTAAATTTGTTTCGGTAATTGTAAGCTTAAATGTTACTTGCTCTAAGCTTTTATCTATCTTAGCGATAGCGTCTTTAACTTGATCAAAAATGTAATCATCAGCTCTAAAGAAAACAGAGTTTGAAGCGGTCGCATAGGTAGCATTTAGATCAAACTGGCTTAAAATTTTATTGACATCTTCGACAACGTAGTTTTTAAGATCAATTCGCCTTAAATCATAATCAGGCAATTTTTGAGAGCTTACATAGTAGAAATTATCTTTTTTGTATAAATATAAATTCTTTGCTTCAAGCATTTTTCTAAACATCGAAATTGTAATTTTTACTTCATCTTGATAGATAAAATAGTATTCACCTTGATGAATGCTCTCATCAGTTACAATAGCTATATTGTTAGCCTTGCTTGTAAGACGTGCGAAATCTAGCAAATCAGTGTAAATTTCGGCAGAAAAAAGGCTATTTAATAGCAGACATGGAAGAATTAGGAATTTGATTAAACTTTTCATCGGAAACACCTTTGTTATTTTTTTGTAAATTTTGAAAAACTGGCTTGTCAAATACATAGTAGTATTTAACAAGCTCGTGAGATTTTGGCTCGAAATAAAAATATAATGGGGTATGCGTTGAAGAAATGTAAGTAATCAATGACAATGGAAATAAATGATAATCATCGCTAAAATGGCAATTATTGTTAAGACAAGTAATGTCATAAATGTAAATTTCAGGAAGGTCAATATTATTATTTTTAGGCTTTTTATCATCAAAGAATAAACTTGAATTTTTAGGTCGCTCGGAAACTGGAGCAGGAATTTTATTTTCAATAGGTAAATTATCGTTTTTAGGTTTATCGGTTTCAAATAAAGACATCACAACAAAATAAAAGAAAAGTAAGAGAAAAATAAAGACTAAAAAAGCTAAGAAAAAGTAAAAGCGAACAAATGATTTTTTATTTGAGCTTTGACCAGAGTGATATAAGTCAAAAACTTCTTGGAGAAATGGAATATTAATAATCTCTAATCTATCTTTTTTAAAAAGCCTATAAGATGCGTAAATTTCATAACGAAATTTCTTTGAAAATAATCTTCGTGAGCTGTCCGAAGCCTTATAAAATTTCTCTGCAATGCGTTTATATTCATTATTTACAAGCGTTAAATCTTGCGTAATTAAATAGATATCTTGATAAAGATGCCTATGATATGTAAGCCACCAAACTAAAATTTCATCTTTTTGATTTTTAAAGAAGTTGTGGCACTCGTCAAGAACGAATACACAACCAAATAAGTTTAACTCTTTGGCTTTCTCATTTACTTCGTTATCGGTCGCACCAGTTTTATAAAGAGCATATAAATTTCTTAAGCCTAAATAAAATTCATCAAAGTCAAACTTCTTAAATTTATCGCATAGCTCAAATTTAAACTCATTTATATTTGTATAACAAAATGAATAATCTGGCTTTTCTTTAGGTTTAACAAATTTAGTTAAGAAAGTCTTTTTTGGCTCAAATAAAAAAATCTGATAAATCATATATACAGCATAATAAGTTTTACCGCTTCCAGGGTTACCAATCAAATACGTAATCATTTTTAAGACTTCGCAACAATAAAAGATAAAATTGTTTCTCGAACAAATTTAAAAACAACAATGCCTATTTTCGTAGCATAAATAAGAAAGAAGCTTAAAAAGATAGGCGAAAAAATAGCCATTACATCACAAAAAGCATTCCAAGCACCAAGAGATTTTATAAAAGCCAAAGCAGTAGTTAAAACTTTATCATTACCAGTTGGCAAATTATTAACATAATCAACTACAAAATTAAATTTAGAATATATAAAATTGATTATATAAAGAACAGCAGTTGCATAAGAAAGGATTAAACCGCCCAAAATGGCATTAATAATAACCATTTTAGAAAGAGTAAAAGCACGAAGAGCATAATCAACAATCTTGCCCCATTTAAAAAAACCAAAGAAATTAACAATCATTGCAATAATCGCTGGCATAACTACCACCCCATAAACGTTAAAATAAATAATTTAATAGTTACAACCAAAAACAAGATAAAGAAACCCAAGTAAAATAAAATATAAAGAGATGAAGAGACTGGCGAAACAATTTTGCAAAAATCAAAAGTTAAATTCTTAGAAAAATAAGTCATATCAATTTGAAAGCTCAAAGGACAAGTTGTAGGCACTGCACCTTTTTTCAAAGACATTAAATTTCCATCTTTAATTTTTTGCAAAGTATCCGTTAAACTAGCTTTTACATCATTTACAAAGCTAAAGCTATCATCAATGGCAGTTTTAAATTGACCTTCAAAAGTATCAGCACTAGCTTTTAAACCTTCATAATCTAATTTAGCAGGTCCAATATTATCATCGCCCTTACCTTCTTCGCCTTTGCCGTCACCCTTTCCGTCTTGTTTGCCATTACCACTATTAGGATTTGGCTTTGTTTCTACACCAGCCCCACCGCCACCGCTAGAACCATTGCCAGAAGAGCCACCACTATTATTATTTGAAGAGTTGCCACTCTCTCCGCTAGAGTTGTTTGAATTTTCATTATTGTCCTTTTTATCAGGTTTAGGATTATCTTTATCGCTTGAATTTGTAGAGTTGTTATCTTTTTTCTTATCTTTGTCATCTTTAGGATTTTCTTTATCTTTATCTTTGTCTTTGTTAGTGTTTTCATTTGAACGACGTTTAAAGGTTATATCAGAGCCATTAGCGCAACTATACGAAACAAAAGAGCTACCTTCTAAAGAAAAATAAGTCCCTTTTTCAGATAAAGTAGTGCCAAAACCTGAACAAATACAACTAGCTATATCATGATCAGTAAAAGCGCTAGAACAATCAACGCAACCGCCTTGAGCTGTGCCATTTGGATAACCAAATTTATTTAAATCTTTATCGGAACAATCAGAGTAACAAACTTCGTTTTCATAATCCCAAGACTGACCAGCTGGGCAAGCTGGGAAACATTTATTTGTTTTATAACCGTAATTATCACCAGCAGAACACTCAACAAAAGAGTTATTTATACGAAATTCAGTTATGTTTGTATAGGTAAATAATTGACCGTTACTGGCATCACTTTCAGCATATTTATAATATGAATATTTACTGATATAAGCAAAATAACCGCTATATTGAACCTTATCAATAAAGTAATAGTACATTGTATTATAGTAATAACCGCTTGATTTAGTTGGACTAAAATACAAATAATCATAAGCAAAATTAACGATAAAAACTCTATATGTACCAGTTTCTGGAATAGTGCATTTTAAGAATTTTCTACCCAAGAAAAATTCACAATTATCCATAGGTTTTAAACCATCTAAAACATCATCAGTCATTACCCAAACATCTTTTGAAAAAGCAAAAGAGCTTAACAAACTAAGCAGGCAAAGAATTTTTAAGAGAAATTTCATTTGAAATCCTTAAAAAGCCTTTTTTGTGAATAGGACTAAGCCAGCACAGATCGGCAAAGTTAAAATCATAAACCAAACGAATATTGAAAAGAAGTAGTCAAAAGCTGGGACACCTATAACACTAAACATTTTAAACACCTTTTTTAAATTTTGGATAGGACTATATAAATAAACATACATAGCAAGAAACCGCACAATGCACCAGTCAGGGACATCAAGAAGTTATATTGCTCGAGCGTTAAATTTAGATAGACTTTATCCATAATATTTATTTCCTATACATTACTGACGCACTTCGTTTGTCGGCTTAAAGCTTTGCTTCGCACTCTGCTTTAAGCTATAAATTTAAGAGCTAATTTTTAAAAAGGCTAAAGGCTGAAGATATGGAAAAAACTACCGCAAAGAAAACGATCACAGCACCAAAGAAAGAGTTTAAAAATATACCAAACTTAGTGACGTCTATAAAATCAAAATACATTTTTAACCTTTTTAAAAATTAGCCCCAATTAAGGGGCAACACTATTTCAAAGAGAAAAAGCCTTTTATTTCAAAAGACCAAGACCTTTTTTAACAGCGAAGAATACGCCATAAGCAACAAGAACAGCACCAGCGATACTCATAAAAGGACCAACGTTAAGATCACCTGTAACAGTGCCGTCAGCTGCCATAGTAATACCAGCAGCTAGAGCATTACTAGAGAGAACACCCATTGCCGCAACACCAGCTAAAACCTTAGATTTAGCAGAAGCAAGAAATTTCATCTGAAATCCTTTTTTAAGAAATTTAGTAGTCTTTAACTACTTAAAAAAGGAAACACTCTTTTTTAAATAGTTAAAGGGGCTAAACCCCTTTAATTTATTGTTTCTTATCAGCTTTATTAGCTGGCTTTGTATCAAATAGGAAATATTCAACTGGATTTGCTATTGTTATTATTCTTTGATCATTTGGAAAGCCACCTTCAACCGGTATCTCTTCACCTTTACGAAATTTCTCTTTTATCGCACTTGCTACAAGTCCAGCCGTATTGTTATCAGGGCAAATAATTTTAAAGACAACCTTTTGCTCTACTTCGTCAGTAAAGCCAGTTTTCTCGTTTTCAACATCGTAGATATTTGATGAAGATATGCGAACAGAAGAAGAGTAGTCATTACCTTCAAACTTGCCAGAAGCTGAACTTCTTACAAGACCGCCTTTAAGAATGTATTTTAAATCATAGTCAGATTTAACGATTTGCATGTTTAACACCTTTTTTTATTTATTTGAAACACCATTTAACATAGCCCCGAAAAGGTGTTTCGTCCAAACGGGGCTAAAATAGTTTAATGCCATATTCAGGGCAAAAGCCAAACAATTTTTGATATAATTTTGTTGCAAACAAAAATCAAAAATTTTATGCACAATTATTGTGCATTTGGATAGTGAAATGTTAAATAAAAAAACCTTAAAAATTAATAAAATGCCAAATAATTTGTCAAAAAGTGTTAAAAATGACTAGGCAAGAATTAGCAGATAAATTAAACATTACTAGAAATACACTCACGAACTGGGAAAAAGAAAAACCGGAACTAATAAGACTAATAAATCAAGGATTAGCACTAGACGAACAAATCTCAGAAACCAAAAAATTCTTAGAAAAGTTAGAAAAAATAAAAGAAAAAGCAAATAATGGAAAAATAAATATAAAGGAAACAAAGTAATGCAAAAAATACTAATAATACTCATATTTTCAATAAATGCTTTTTGTTATGACTTCGGCGAAGATGTAAATATAATGGGCAAATGGGAAATCACAACCGAGAACAATCAATTTGTTAATTTTATGACAAGTCCAGGTAATAAATGGAAAGTTGAAATCAAAGATGACGGATTTATTTATGATCTGGAAGATGGCAAATTTATACACGAAAAATGGAGCTACACAAGAGAACAAGGGGTAATAAACATAGAATTTTACAACCAAAATAACAGCGGTGAAAAAATGTTTAATGGAAGATTTAAAAATTTAACAAATAACGATATAAAAATAATTAAGAAAATAGAATTTAATAAATACTTAGTAGAAATAATAGGCACAAACGATAAACTAATAATGCAAAGGCTAGGAGATAGCAAGCAAGTAAAGAATACAAAGCTTAAAAAAGATATAAAAATAGAAATGAAATAAATTTAAATAAAAAAAATATTAAGCATAAACAAGCTTAATATCAAGAGCATTCACAACCTTAAATATACTTTCAAATCTAGGCTTTGAATTCTCTTTAAACATCTTATAAAAGCTTTCTCTATTTAAATTTGCTTTCTTTGCAACGTTTTCAATGCCTTTTGACTTTGCTATATAAAATAATGCTCTTTTAAATTCTTCAATATCGCCATCAGCAAGAACTTGATTTAAATACTCTTTTCTTAATTCATCAGTTGTTAAGTAGTCTTCTAAATTAAATTTAGTAAATTCTTCTTTCATCTATAATCCTTTAATATCTCTTTTGCTTTTTTGATATCATCGCTTTGGCTATCTTTATCGCCAGCATTTAACAATATAATTATTTCATCGCCATCAAATGTAAAAAATATCCTTAACCCACCACGATTGAAAAACCTAAGTTCGTATAAGTCTGTATCGATAAATTTATAATCCCCTAAATGATCTTTTGTTTCTATCTGCTCTAATCTTCTTAATATAGAAACCTTGACAATAGGATTATTTAACTTATGCAACCACTTATCAAATGTTGAACTTTTTAATACTTTCATAGGGCAGATTTTAACAAATGTAGCTTAATGGCTACTTATAAAAAATAGCGCATAACACTCATAACCCGAAGGTCGGCGGTTCAAATCCGTCCTCCGCAACCAAATAC